CTTGTCCATCGTTTTTGTTTCTGTAAACTCATGTCTTTTCTGGGATTATCATAACGTAGATCCTGTCCCCAATGCGGACTATGTACTCTGTTCCGTTAGGGGTTTCATTAATAGCACAGTAGTCAGCCTTCTCGCATTCCTCTATCAAAACTTGATCTACAGCATTAAGATCACAGTCCATCAGATCTCACACATGTCAGCCACGCAAGCCAGTTCCTGACTACCAATCGTGTTGTCATCTTCCTCTGTAACCTTATCCCAATCAATTATAAAGGCTGTCTTCTTTAGCATTTCAGAATACTCTTCTGAGCTGATCTCTTCATAAGGGGCTGCTTGATATATATGAGCATCATCTGCTTTGGGTAGGAAACTAACACCACTAAGTATATCAAAGTTCTCCCAGCACCACGCGCCTACAGCTAACCACTCGTCCTCTGAAACGTAGATAGTAACACTTGGTTTGTGTTCACACCAGTAGATGGCAAACTTTTTCCAAACCTCAAGATGCTCTAGTGCACTAACTTTGTCTTTGGTTATGGACTTTGCTGGAGCCTTCATAGGGAATTCAAAAACAAGAGCGTCCTTGTTGTAGGGATCAACTACGACCGGCTGTCCTGACGCGATTAGAGCTTCATTCAGAGGGTCTTTGATATCCTGTCTAACCCTTCGTATATAATACTTAGAGTAAGAGGGATGCAGCCCAGAGCCAGCAACGCCAACTAACTGACTAACAGTTCCAGACGGTTTTATACAGGTTACAGCCACGGACTGTCCTATTTTTAGTTTCTTGGCCCACAGCTTGTTAGTCTCTACAGCGTGCATCTTTAGATCGTCTAATTCTTCTGGAGTCGCGTTCAATATAGCAGGACAATCATATACCCCTGTAAAGCTAACCCCAAGCAACCGCTCTTCCTCTGCGTTACGTTTCCAGACAGGGCGGACATATCTAAAGTCTGTAAGTGTTGATTGGTAAGTGCCTAAGATGGTAGCTAACCTAATCTTGCGGAGAACTTTGTCTATGGTGTCAGTGGGACGAAGCACTACTTCTGATAAATTGCATAAACCACAGCTTCTGAGAATTACCTCACTGCATGGGTTACACCCAAACTCATGGTCTGTATCTCTCCTTTTGGGAGCAAGATCTTTAGCAGCCTGACGGTTGAATATACCCCTCTCTCCGCTCCTCGATTCATAGAGAGCAATCCACTCTCGCATAAAGATCCCAATGTCTGGCTTCTCTGTGTAGCATACAGAGTTATTTGCCAAGGCTCTTTGTCCGTCATCAACCCACCACTGCCCCATCTTGGCACGTTGCATACGCTCATCAGTCAGGTTACTTAGACTTAATTCTGCAGCACGACGCACCCCGCCTACCACCACAGCCTCCCCGTTAAAGCAGAGGAGGTCGTGGCACTCTAGGCTTGTTAGCTTTCTTCCTGAAGAGTTCTGGAATATTCTTATGTACTGGTTGAATAACCTCTTCAGGGGATCTGGCCCAGATGCTCTCCCACCAAAGACCTTTAGTCTTGCTCCTGCTAATCTTATCCTACTATAGTCTATGTTGGGGATAACCCCTTGGTACAGTAAACTCACTAACTCGCGTAGGGCGCTTGCCCAACCTATCTTACTGTCCCTTACTATTATAGTAGTATCTGTTTTGTGGAACTCATCTGCCACATCAGGTAGTTTATGAATGTGTTGTCGTTCAACAGAGAATCCTACCCCTGTCCCACATAAGAGAACATACAAGTTCTCATCAAACACCCTTACATTGTCTACTGCGATATACGCACAGTTGTAACCAGCCATATTATCTCGTTGAAGAGCTGGCCCTGCTGTCATAAGCGCCCTCATGCTAGGCATGATTTCCATATCCAGTATGGCTTGCTTTATTTCATCAGGGAGCGGTTTTTCCCAAAAGCTGCAATACCGTTCAACTGTCTCTTCCCAAGTCTCTCTTCTTCCCTCGGAATCGAGGTAACGAGCGTATCTGCTTTTGTGGATAAATTTCTGATATTCGTTCATGGCACTGTTCCTATAAACGTCCACAACTCTCCTACATAAGGGTCTACAACTGCTCTCCTATAAGGGGACACAACGCTGTCTCTCTATAGCACAACTTAATCGGTTAGTTCTGGGCCAGTTGGGAGGATGCCATTTGACTCATCTACAGTCTCCTCGTTATAGATTCCATTCTCATCGAACCAACACTTCACCTTCACCATGCGAAGCATATGGGCATAGTGTGGGTCTTCTTCGGTTGCGTCGGGAGAAACCACTCCTCTGTACCGTTTACAGGGATTGAATATCTTGTCAAAAAGATCTAGGAACAAGTTACGCAACATCATTCTCCGGTCCTATTAATTGAATGAAATCATCGAGACGAAGCATAACAAGTATCTGCCTGTCTCCTTTCGCACCTAACGCCACCAAGGGTAGCTTATTTTTACCTGTCCCGTCAACTGCTTGTTGCATCGCATCTGTAATGAATTTAGAGAGCTTATTTCGATACTTGCATTCTATCCCAAATCGGGGATGAGCAACGTCAAGGGGGCTTCTCCTATCAGCAACCGGGATGCGTTCACCCCCTAGCGCCTTTGCTACCCTGCGCTCAAACCTCTTCCAGTTCTTGTCCGTCATCACTCATCTCTATTTTTCTTGGCTGCATGTCTGCTGTGGTAAGGTTTAACGAGGCCATATCGAGCCACAGATCAATTTCACACTCGGCCATGTCCCAGTGCCTAGCTTTAGATATGGAGAGGTAGGCAGAGGCTACGAGAGGGTCTTGTGCGTAGTATCTTCCCAACAATAACACATTATCTACCCGGTCTGCCAATTCCCCTGCCCCCCTGATTGAAAACCTATCTATCTTATCCTTAACGCTCATGGATTTTCTGGCATGGCACACTAAAACGATGTGGCATTCCAGCTCTCGACAAGCGTCTGCTATGCAGCACACCACCTGTTTTTGGGCTGTGTAGTCATCATTGGCAATACCAGCTATCGTCATTAAAGAGTCAATCAGAATGAATCTAGTATCGTAGTTGTCAATGGCATAGCGAATCACCGCCATCAGGGTAGGGAGATCTACACTTCCTTGCTTGTCAAAGAAGAACAACTTATCTCTAGCCCATCCGTTAAACCCTAAACCAAAATCAATGGAGGGAGTGGCTTCCAGAGAGGCTTGACGCCACATTCTAATTAACTGACTACGTGGACTCATTTCAAGAGAAACAGACAAACATTTCTCTCCCTGCTCAAGTGCATGTAAGAGAACTTGCCCACAGGCCAAAGATTTACCGCTGGAATTGATCCCGGCTACAATGGTGCATTCTCCATTTCGCAGTCGAAATCTGTCACCCATCCCCCAAGGAAGAACAACTCCAGAGAGTGTTTCGCCTACTAAATAATGCTCAAGAACCTCTTGTGTGAAATGGTTAGCAGCCTTGATAGACTGCTCTTCGTGTATAAGTAAATAGGGGGCTAATTCTTCTGGGGTTAGATCCACGACTACTCCTCTCCTCTATATGGCGTACTATTCAGGAACTGGCTTACAGAACCAGTGATGGTCCTTCATTTCAGGGACCCCCCACCTATTCTTAGGCACCCAGAAGTCGTAAAGCCAGATGCTTTTACTCTGGTGAGAATAGGACATGAATAATGATCCAAGTGGTATATGTGCGAAGCCCAAGCCTCCACTGTATGCTTTGGCGCAGAGGGCATCAACCTCCGCAACTTCTAGGGGTACTTCTCGTTTCGCATTATAGTCCTGTCTTTCAGGAGCAGTCAATGCCTGTAACCGCATGTAGACATTAAAAGCACTAGATACGAGCCTCTCACGGTAAGGGTCATGGACGGAATCCTGCTTACGCATGGCCTCTATGTGAGACAGACACTTATTTAGTAGATGATCTTTATGGAGCGACCCTGTTTGTTTAAGGGTGAAGATGGCTTTTTTTTCTAGTTGCCTTATTTTGTCTAGGTGAAGACGTAGCTTTCTATGAGCCGGGTATTTTGTTCTTGGCATCTCTCCTCTCCTCTATATGACGTATAACTCAGATCTCCTCTATATGAGACTTTATTCAAAGTTGCAGTCTGAGTAGTATACCTGTATAGTCAGAAAAGTGCTATTTTGATGCTAAAAAGACAGGTACATAAACGCCCTTATAAATCATAGGCTTAGAGCCTATTGGTTAGTATGTAAGGGGAATAGTATCTCTAGCACCTGTTTCCTGACAGACAATATCATCCTCGGCTCTGGATGGATCAGGTGGAAAGGGGCTACTGGGACTCGACTAAATGACCCCGAGGATAAATCCGGGCTAAAGTGAAGGAAGGTGGTAACGACGGAACCACAAGGCTGTTATAATACCGTGCCGGAATACAGAGCCACAGTACCAAGCAGTTGATAAAGAAGTCCCCCTTCACATAGGGGGTCAAAAAAGACAACTATGGAAAATCATACAGAGCAGAAAAT